AAGATATGGTTCATAAAACCCCCGGATTCTGGAATAAATTAGTTAAACCAATGTTACATAACCACTACTATAATCTACAACAATATGGAACGATAGATTATGTATCTAAAATAGAACAAAACATAAACATATTGGTTGAAAGATACGAATTAAATGTAATGGTATCTATATAATATAAATCTTGACAGGTAGAGTTATATTGTTATAATGAAATAATGTCGGAGTATTTTGACCCCACATTAATTTACCTCAAAAGCATCAATAAGAATGTTGCAAAAACTCTTATTGAAAAGAACCATTATACACACAAGTGGTCTCTTTGTACTGTAGCTTATGGAGTTTATTATAAAGAGTACGTCGAAAGTACTTTCTTTGGGGGTTTTAACGAACACCTGATAGGTGTATTAGTATATGGAAATGCCGTGGGTAGAAATGCAAGTACCAGTATCTCTCCACTACTTACTAATAATAATGTATTAGAATTAACTCGTTTATGGATAGCCGATGGATATGGTAAGAATATAGAAAGCTATTCTATAGCTGAAAGTTTTAGATTATTAAATACTGAATATCCCCACATCAAATGTATTCTTAGTTATGCAGATAGTGAAGAAGGACACACAGGCACAATATATCAAGCAACTGGATTCCTTTATCAAGGAGATAATTATGTGGATATCGCTATAATGCCTAACTACAGTGTTAGTTTAATTGGTCCCACTGAATATGATTGGATACACAGTAGAAGTGTATATGCACGTTGGAAAACACACAGTGTAGATAAACTAAAAGAACGTATTGGTAAAACATTTTGGCGCAAACGTGAAAGCGGTAAACATCGTTATATCAAGTTTATTAGTAACAAGATTGAAAATAAGAAACTGGTTAAATCTCTTAAACATAAAGTTCTACCTTACCCCAAAGATACTTCGTTCAAAGAAGAAGTACAAGAAATCGTTGTAACATCTACCAACGAATTTTTCGATTAATGCAAGAAAAAACCCCAACTTTCGTTGGGGTTTTTGAATTGTTTTAAAATATTATGGATTATACGGTATCGAGATCACCGATAATAACTTTTCCATAAAATTCGGGGCGGACCACCTTCTTAGCGTAGCGGGTCATTACGCCTCTACGTGGAGTGAAGTTCACTGGATCATAGACCAATGGAGTTTGGATTAGTGGGATATATGGAGCATATACAGCACCGGTTTCTAGGAAGTTGTTTCCACGGAAACCAACCAATACAACGTTATCGGTCATATATGGGTTCTTGTAAACTTGGAAGCGAGAAGCAAAGCTACCAACGCGGCTTACGCCCATTGCGAACTTAGCTTGATCACCGTCGGTGTTTACTACATATCCTGGAATTGATTCTAGGATAGTTGCTACGTCTGGACTTACGACCAAGAAGTTAGCACCACCACGTAGGGTCAATTTTTGGATTGTGTTAGATACCTTTTGAATCTTGTTTCCAAGAGTTTGGAACCAAGTGCTCTTTACGTAAGCAGTACGGTTTGGTGAACTGTTTGCATTACGTGTGAAGATTGCTTCACCAGTAGTTGCATTAATGCTCTTGCTGAATTCAACACCGATTTGGGCGGACCAAGCTTCGGTTGTTTGACCTTCAACAGCTTCGTTCAACATGTCTAGGATTTCGAGGTCGATTTCCATAGATACATATTCGCTCAATAGAGCAGTAAGTTCTGCTTCTGCATCAATGGAGTGATATGCGTTCAAGTCTTGAGCCAATTCTGGGGTCCAGACTGCCTTCAACTTACGGGTCTTAGCAACGATTGGTTCGCTGTTTAGTACCAAGTTAACTTCTGGGATACTGATATCAGTATCGATGCTTTGTGTAGGAACGTTACCAGCGGTACCGGAACCTTCACCTGGGGTCTTACCAGCTTCGAAGTCACCACGTAGGTTATCGGTAGGTTGTAGACTATAGATCAACTTAACAGCTGTTCCTGTACCAGCGAATGCGCTGTTAGAAGCGGAAACGATGTATACTGATTGATAGAATGGATCACCCAAACTACCAGTGTTGATTGCCTTGCTATAGGTATTCAATACCAAACCACTACTTCTTAGAGAAAGTGGAGCGGTTGAACCAGAGATCAAGTTGAATGAACGTACTGCGTTCAAATCAGCATTGTATACATATCCGTTTGCAGCAATACCAGAGGTATTGTCGTCGTGGTTCAAAATAACTTTGAACAACTTCTTAGCCACAACTGATGCGCTTAAATCAGCATCAAATTGAACGTCGTTCCATGATGCTGTTTGAATTGTGTTACCGTTGTTTGTTGAACCAGCGATCTTTGTCAAAGTAATAGCGGAGCTACTTACTGGACGAACTGAATAAGCATAAGCACCTTGACCATATAGACCACGTACTGCGCTATCAGTTGAACCCAACTTCTTGCCTGTACCACCGAACAAACTGTCGTTCAATTGCTTACCTGCACGGGTAGTCTTGGAACTACCGTTGTTCAAGTTACGCAAGTCTTGACCTGGAGCGGTTGTACCATACTTGAAGTCTAGATAGAAAATTAGACCAGATGGTAGGTTCATTGGTTGAACGCTTACGAATTCCTTCGCAGCGATTTCAGCGAACACACGACGAACCAATGGAAGAGCTACGCCAGCCCATTGTTCAGAACTGGTAGAAGTACCAGTTGTGGTTGCTTCATCAAGCAATTGCTTTGCTTGGTTTTCCAATAGGATTGACATGTGTGCCTTTTCGACACCAGCGCAACCTTCTAGGAGGCCTGTCTTTTCCCACTTGTTTTGTAGTCCACGTGTTTCAGCCATCAATTTGGCTTGTGGATTCATATTGTTTGTCAATAGACTTTTTACATCCATACTCATATTTTTATTTCTTTCTATATTAATTACTGTTAGGTTTTTACTCGCAAACTAATTTTACTTCTTGATTCCTGCGAGTTTTTGGAATCTTGAAGTCATCACATCAGCTTGAGGTTCTACAATGGTAGAAGCAGGCTTTGTTGATGATACTGGTTTGCTTGCCAAACCTTCGGTGATAGTTTGAGCAGTTGTATTGGTCTTTTTCTTGACAACTGATGCACCGGAATTAATTGATTCGGCCAAAACTGTATATGCCAACTTGACTTCACGAATATTCTTGGTCAAGTCGAAAGTGTTGATGATCTTAAGTTTTTGATCTTCGGTCAAACTCTTACCCTTGAACAACTTGTTGGTATAAAGCAACTTAGCATTCAATAGGTTAGTTTCTGCTAGAACGCCCTTCATGTACTTAACAGTACTTAGGGATTCTGCAAGTTGTTTCTTTAGAGCTTCGTTTTCTTCGTTGATAGCAACCAAAGCTTCTGCCATTTCTTCAGCGGTAACTCCGTCTTCTTCACCTTCAGCTACTGGAGAAGGAACTTGTCCCATTTCTGGAGCTGGTGCTGGAGCTGGAGCTGGAGCTGCTGCTTGCATTGGATCTACTGGTGCTGGAGCTGGTGCTGGAACAGCAGCTTCTTCTTCTTCTAGTTCTGCTAGAAGTTCATCCAAGCTAACTTCTTCCATGTCATCGGATGGTGCAGACATTTCATCGGCATCATCGCCTTCAGATACTTCACTTTCCAATTCAGCTAGAATTTCATCTAGTTCTTGGCTTGTTACTTCTGCACCTTCTTCTACTGCAGTTTCTTCTTCAAGTGTTACATCAAATTCTTGCTTTCCAGCAGGAGTTGTGTTTTTGTTTGCAGCGGGAGATGGTTTAGTTGGATGTTGCTTAGAAGCAATGTTACTATCATCTTTACCGATATTTGAAGATGCAAGCTTTTCATCGATCTTGCCTTCTTCTTCACCGGTTTCTTCTGCCATTTCTTCCTTGAGTTTGTCTGCGAACATTTCCTTCATGCTAGCAGCAAAATTTTCTTCAAGGAAAGTTTTTGCATTTGCCAAAGCTGTTTCACGTACAGCCTTTGCGTCTGCAATGCTTTCTTTTAATAGATCGCTCATAATTATATTTTGCCTTTCTTATTGTTATTTGTTGGTGAAGCTATTGAAGAACTCCAAAGAAGATAAATTGATATGACATCAAAGAATGATGTATTTGAATAATAAATATAATATAAAATGGAAATAAATAAAAATATTTTATATTTATTGATATATGCCTGCAAAATCGCAAAAACAAGCAAAACTTTTTAGACTAGTAAGAACTTTACAAAAAGGCGGAATTAAATCAAAAGAAGTATCTCCACAAGTTCGTAAAATGGCACGTACTATAAAACCAAGTAGTGTAAAAGATTTTACTAAAGTAAAAGAAATTATTCACAAATTAAAAGAAAATGAATATAGTTTGGGTAAAATTAAAAAAGTAAGCGGTATAAGTTTTAAAAAACATTTATCTAAACAAGTTGGAGTACCATTTGATCTAAAAGAATTACAAGTATTTCAAACCAAACAAAATGGATTTAGTGGATTTGGAAAAACAAAATTCAAAGAAAATAAAAGTACCAACGAAGTTTCTACAGAAGTCAATAGTAATGGTACCAATAAAAAATATGTGTTTAAAAAGTTGGTAGACAACGAAGATAAACAAAACAAATACGCTTGTATTATTCAAAGAACATTTCCAGATAAACCCGATAAAGAAATATTAGATCTATTAAGCAACAGTTTTGATAACGAAAATCTTGCAGAAAAAAGTAAAACGTTATCTGATTTCATCGACAGAATTAATACAACATTAGGATCAATGTAATATTATGCCATACAATTTCAATCCAAATTTTAATAGACACATGAATCAACCCAAGGATAATTACAAAAATATCAAAAGAAAAGGCGATGAGAATCCATATTCTAATCCAGACGTTCGTGCGATGAATAATAATTATAACAACCACAAAAGTCCAAAGTTGATTAATTTTTTAAACAACGATAACTTTGAGGAAGATATTAAAATATACAAGTTAGAAGATTTGGATCATCCAAACGGATGGAATTTTTCAGAGTTGGATATGTTAGGCGAGATGAATTTCAGAATCGACGATGACTATAAAATGTTCTCTGAAATTGAAATTCCAGCTTTACAATTAGAAAATGAAAAAATAAAAGCCTTCGTCTATAAAACTGACGAAGGCTATGTTTTGGAAACTAATAGAAAATATGTATTCGAAACGTTTGATAAAATGTTAGAATATATCGATTCTATTCCAATGAATCGATACTAACTGAACTTTGTTGATTTTGTGTTTGATAAGCTTGTGGATCTTCATTGATTGGATCAGCAATTTCAAAATATCTTTCTAAACGACGACCAACTTCTTCGTACAACATTTCAAGTTGTTTTTCAATAGCTTTCATTTTTTGAGCTTCTTCGTACATCTTTGCGGCATCACGTTTAATTTCTTTCATATCACGTTCTACCATCTTGGCTTCCATCCAATCGCCACATTCTTTCAAAGCATAACGTTCTGCTAAATTAACAGCTTCCATTATTTTTTGTGCGGTTTCATATACACTGTCTGTTTTCAAACCTTTACGATATTCGTTATATGATTTGATCGTTTCAACCATATTCTTCTTCTCATAAACGGTAAGAGGAGTATATGCGTGTTCAGTAGAATTTTCTAGTAAATGTTTTAATTTCATACTTTATAAATATTATAGTTCTGATAGAATGTTGTGGATAATTCTTTCAACATTACTATATGGGTTAATAATTGTTTTATGTTGTTCAACACTTTCATTAATCTTTCCTTGTGGATACATAAAAGCTCCTTGAGTACTTGGATTGCTTACGAAGTCAAATGCAATTAAATCAAAATCATCTTGAACAACGTCGGCACCTTCTCTCATGTCTTTTTTAACACTACCCAATCCACGACTACTAATACCCAAAAGAATTCCTGATTGCAATAAATCTCTTAATATATTACCACTTGGAGTAGGTAGAATTTCTACTGTTCCAACCAAGTCTTTTCCATCCCAGCCCATATCTGTGATGTTGTGACTTACATTCTTCAAATTAACAACGCTACTTTCTGGATGGTCTAATTCACCCATAGCACGACGTTGTTTTACAAAGTTTTGCATGTATTTTTCGGCTTCTCTCTTTAATACATCCACTGGATATACACGGCCATTTTGATTTTTTGCATCAGCACGTTGTAGTACGCCACTAACGAGTAGTTTTCCGTCCTTAAGTGACTCATTTAAGGCGGACTTTTTAAACTCAAATGGCATTACATCGATTAGTACTTGTTTCATGTTATTGTTTTGGTTGTGTAGAAGGTTGTTGTTCAGCACCAGCTTCTGGCTGATCGGGATTTTGATCCTCTTCATCAGATGTAATGGTATTTGTTGGAGTAGCTGATTGTTGAGGTTCTACCAATGCTTTTGATTTAGCAACTTGATATTGATCTCTTGGTTTCAAATTATCAGCGTTTCCTAGAACTTTGATTTTAAATCCTGGTTTAATAAAGAATTTAGCAACTTTCTGTTTATTTTCTTCACGGCCTATAATTATGATTACGTATCTATCGTAATAATAATCTATAGCTACTCCAGTAACATTAATTGTGTAATCGGTTTCGGGTTGTTTGTATCCCTTACTAGCTCTTACAACAATCTTTTTACCTAAAATTTTATCTTGAATAGTTTTTTGTAAATTATTCTTCAATACTTCAGTACTATTCTTTAATTTTGTATCGAATGATGTAAAATCAGGCAATACATCGTAACTCTTAACATCAACTGTTGGATTAACGTTTGTTTTTTGTTTTGGTTGTTGTTGAGGAGGAGTGGCAGATGGAGCAGGTTGTTGAACAGGTTGTGGAGATTGTTGTCCCTCTTGTTCATATTTCAAACCATTAAATCCTTCAGTAAATGGTAAACTGCCTTGTTTATATCCAACTAAATTAGGATCCATATCAGGATCGTTGTGTTGTACCAATCCATTTTCATCTGTGTATGTTGAACCTAATTCAATAGCTTGTGCTGGAGTTCCATAAGATGGTTGACTATACATTTGATTTTCTAATTTATATCCAGTGCTTCTTTTTACTGGTTTAGCTAACTTATATCCCAATTGTGTATAAGTATCTGGTCTTGCTCCTCTTCTAGAAAAAGCGAATGGCGTTCTAGCAGCATCACCGCCTACAGAAACAGGACCAGAAGCAACTGGGCCAGTACCAGTAGTACTAGCTTCGTTTTTAGCTCTTAATTTGCTTAAGAGTAACTTAATCTTCTTTTTTAGATGGGGTTTCATTCTTTAACTTTTCGATTTCTTCAACTAATTCGTAAGCGTTTAACAATGAAGTTAATTGATTTTCTTTTACTACACCAATAACACTTTTGTTGGAAAACTGATTAACAACTTCTGTAATTTTAATCTTTACTATATCGGAATTAATTGTTTGAAGATTATCCTTTAGAATGAGACTAACTCTCTTGTATTCTTCATTAACAAACTTAGTAAATTTGCTTGAATTACTAATATTTGTGATGTACTCTTTAAGTAGTTTCTTTTGTGCTGGTAACAAATTACTATACTTAGTATTAAAATTTTCAATCAAGAATTTATAAGCTAACAATCTTACTTCTGCACTTTGACTTCCATAAACATCCAAGCTTTCCTCGCTGCTCTTCTTTTCTTTAATTAAATTTTCAACGACGTATTCTCTAGATTCTAGTAACTCTTCAACATTAAACTTGACTTCTTGATCAGCTTGATTTTCAAATAGTTTATATACAGATGCGTATAATTTATAATTTGGAATTTTGTTCTTTAAAAATTCATCAATATTATACTTTTCTTTTATCTCTTTAATAATACTATACTTTTGTTTATTCAACTCACGTTCGTCTAATTTTGATCGTGTCTGTAGTACTACATTTAAAATACGTTCGGCAGAATTTGCATCCTTACTGGATTGTTGAAGTATGAAATTGTATAGTTGTGCTTCTTTACCAAGTTCTTTACTTTCGTGGAAGTATTTAAACATTAAATTTTTAGTAAACGATTCATCTCTACCCGCCAAAATATCCGCAGTTATTTGGCGTGTAAGAAGCTCAAACAATATTCCAGCATTCTTGAATTTTGAATGTTTTGCTTTCTTGTGCATATTATTATTATTTATAAATATAGATCAACTATGTAAATATATAGGAATTGTGTTATTCTTTTATATTTATTTCGTCCATATAAGATTTTTCCTCACCTTCTCTCAAAATTTTCTTTTCATCCTCAACTGTATTTAACAAATCACTCAGACCTTTTAACGACTCTAATGATAATGGAGATTTGTTTTTGTATTTATGTGTTACGGATAAATCAGACTTTCTATTATTTTCCAAACCACCTAATGGGTCTTCTCCGAATGGATATTTACTAGCATCCTTTCTTCCAGTTTGATCTCTTTCCGCTAATTTTGCTGGCGGCTCACTAGGTTTGCTTTGTTTATCAGATGGCTTGCTCTCACCGGGTGGTTTTTCTGTTGGAGGCGTTGTATCGGCTGCTTCTGTGTCAGCGGATCCATCTGCTGGACCGGCCCCAGCGTCTCCATCACCTTCGTCTTTAGATTGTAAGAATTTAATTGCTGGATCGTTACCCTCTTCTTCGATCTGTTTAAATCTATATGTGCCCTTAGCATCATCAACCAATTGCTTTTGCAAATCAATCATGTCTTGGTCACTTAAACCAAATACATTTTCATAAATCCACTTTTTACTAAAAAATTTATTTTCTTGCATGTCTTTGGAGACTTCAACTTTGCTCTTCCAAACATCGATCTTTTCTTTTTCAAAGATTGTAGATGGATTTGTCAATTCTAGTGTAAAGTCTACTAAAGATTCATCACGGTATCCTTGTGAATATAAATGAATGACAGCGATCTTATTCAGTTCACTAACAATAATTCTTTGAATACGTTGAATTGTACGTGCAAAACGAATATCTTCAGCCGCAAGAGTAGCTTTACCGCTCAAAGATTCATCATAACCCAAGAATGCTTTTGGAATCTTGAGGGCAGCCATCATCTTATTACGAAGATATTCAATATCGTCTGTACCGGTCCATTCAAGACCTGGTAAATTATCAATACTAGTACCACTATCACTTCCACGAACTGGCAAGAAAAAGTCTTCAACCATGTTTTGTAGGTTGAAACGTAAATTGTAATCGCCTGTTTGTTGATCCAAATATGGAGTCTTTTTCATTTGGGTCATTATTCGTTCCATATGATTATCAACTTCATTTGGAGGAATATTACCAATATCAACTTTGAAAATTCTCTTTTCTGGAGCACGCATGATACGATGAATTAACATTGCATCTTCCATCAAACTTAATTGTTTCCAAACACGACGAGCGCCTTCCAACATACTCTTGCCATATGGCAAGAAATTGCTATCACTCAATAATCTAAAATGTGCAATTTGGTAGTTTTCTAAATCTTCTAACTTATTTCCATATGGAAGATTAACTTGGAATTTAACAAAGTTTTTATTAGTTATATGTGCATTTTCAACGCGGGTAACATAATAGGTACTCAATGGTTCAACCATATATACGCCGTATTCTGGACTAATGTGTAAACGAAGATAAAAATCTCCATACTTAACCATACAACGTGTCCAACTCCACAAGTTGAATTCAATGTTTAGAATATCATAGAATAAGTTATGAAGAATATTCTTGATTTCGTCATTGGTAGATTTAATCTGTAAAATATCACCCATTTCATTTCTGGTTGTACATTCATCTGCATAAATGTCAAGTGCGGATGCAAGAATTGGATCCATATCCATGGTATCATAATCACGAAATAGTTCTACGCGACTACTTTGATATGATAGGTTGAAATCTCTTGTATATTGATTATATGATGTAGTACGTAATCTATTAAAACGATCTCTTAAACTATTGCGATCTGTAGCATACTGAATTTCATCGGTATCAATTACCTTTAATTTTTTACCGCCGATATTACGAACAATTACATCGTTTGAAAACAAACGTTTCAAACGTGCAAATAATGAACGATTTCTTAATTCCTGAAATGATTGATCTGCCATATATTATTCTATTATATAAGTATTTACAATAACCAAGTTAAACTTTCTTTTTTATCGTTTACTGTAAATTCCATGGTTTTGTGATGGTCCGCAATAGGACTTACATCTTTCTGAACAGTAACCGGACTAGTTACTTTTGATATCTTAGAAATCATAGCTTTGTTATAAGCGATTTGATCATTTCTAAGCCTCAATGC